TGTTGCTTTCGAAAAGACAGCTGTTGAAGCTGGTACTCGTAGATTAGCAGCTCGTTGGTCCGTTGAACTTGAGCAAGACCTCAAGAACATGAACGGTATCGACATCGATAACGAACTCACCAACGCAATGAGTTACGAAATTCAGGCTGAAATTGACCGGGAAATGGTAATTCGTATGTGCCAAGTTGCAATCAATGCAGGCTTTGGCCAGGGTTACTCAGTATGGTCCCCAGTTTCTGCTGATGGTCGTTGGCTCGGTGAGCGTAATCGGGATTTCTATGCCCGCATTATCGTTGAGGCAAATCGCGTAGCAATCCGTAACCGTCGTGGCGCAGCTAACTTCATCGTTGCTACCCCACGCGTTTGCGCAATGCTTGAAATGCTCCCAGAATTCCAATGGTACCCAGTACAAGGCAATGTCAACACTCAACCTGTTGGTATCGCTAAGGTAGGCACCGTTGGTGGACGTTTCAACGTTTACCGTGATACCCGCACTGAGGCTCAATATCAAGTAGGTACCCGTGGTACCGTTCTTGAGTACGCTCTCCTTGGTTACAAGGGTGCTGAGTATTATGACACTGGCATTGTATACTGCCCATACATCCCAGTATTAGTACAACGTACAGTCGGCCCTAACGACTTTGCTCCACGTGTAGGCTTAATGACCCGTTACGGCGTCATTGACCACATCTTTGGTGCAAACCTCTACTATCACTTAATCATTGTAACTGGTCTAGGTACATCCTTCACCCCAGGCACACAATCCGTATTCCTCTAAGAGGTATACACTTAGGTGTTATTCAAAGAACCCGCCCAGAAATGGGCGGGTTTCTTATTCTTTTTTTACTAAATATTAACACACATGAAAACCCATATTAAATTAATATCATTATTAGGTTTACTAGTATTAACCGGTTGCGGTACAGTTGACGCAACATACCAATCAACTAAAGGTATCGGTCAATCTGCCATCGGTGGCGTAGGTAATGTTGTTGGTAACGGGGCTAACGATGTTTCTAAATCTTTAGGTATCGTCTCCGACACTGCCGGTAAAGTATTATCAGGCGGTGGTAAGGTTATTGGTGGGGGTTTAGAGTTAGTCGGTGGTGTTGTAAAAGGCACCTCTGACGTTATTGCCCCTACCCCTGCAAAGTAAGTTCTTCTTTTACTAGGTGTAATGCAGCTCCAATAATTTGGTGCATATCATAATACCGGTATTCGGCAAGCCTTCCGCCAAATAATATATTATTCTCTAGATTAGCACGCTCTCTATATTTTTTATAGAGAGCGTTGTTTTTTCCATCGTTAATTGGGTAGTAAGGCTCTTTATTACGAGACCAAGTATCAGGAGTCTCTATTGTTATAATTGTATTATCCTGTTGACCGAATTCAAAATGCTTATGCTCAATAACCCGGGTATAAGGTACTTCTTCTCCAGTGTAATTCATTTGAGCTACCCCTTGATAATCCTTTATTGGCATTGTAATATGTTTAAAGCTAGTAGTACGATATTCTAAATCCCCATAGCAATAATCAAAGTAAGCATCTATACGCCCAGTATATATAATTTTTTTTGCTAATTTATTCCATTTTTGCTTATTGTTTAAGTAATCCACCCCCACCATAACAGGGGTGTTGTATAACATTTTATCTATTATCTTAGTATAGCCCCCTTCAGGTATACCTTGATACGAATCGGTATAGTAGTTATCGTTAAAATCTGTCCGTATAGGTAATCGTTTTATTATAGAAGTAGGCAGATCTTTAGGGTTTCTCATCCATTGCTTTTTAGTATACCCTTTAATAAAAATTTCATATAACTCTGATCCTATTTCTGCTAAACACCAGTCTTCAAGATTAGTAGGATTAGTATTTAATAACTTGACACTTGCAAGTTTTTTTATAGCTTGTTCAGGTGTGTTTAATCCCCACACTTGGTATAGAGTTAAAAGGTTAATTGGAAACGAATATATTTTATTTTTATAATTTACTCGAGGCCTGTTAACAAAATTATTAAAGGCAGTAAATTGATTAACATAATCCCATATAACTTTATTAGAAGTGTGAAAAATATGAGGCCCGTACTCGTGTATGTTTATACCCTCTACGTTTTTAGTATAAACATTGCCACCTACATGCTCTCTTTTTTCAATTACTAAGCACTTTTTACCAAGTTTTGTAGCTTCGTGTGCAAATGTCGAACCAAACAATCCTGAACCCACAATAAGGTAGTCGTACATACATAAATATACTATATGCCTACGGCAACTCAAGTAGTTTACTATCCAGACGCTGATTCAAGACTCGCAAATGCTATAGTTTATGCAAATAGCTCTGAGTATCCAGCCGCGTCGAGTTTAAGAGTCGATAGTAGATACGACAGCGATAATAACACTTTTACCGAACCAACTTCCACGACATACGTTTACCCGCAAATGATGTTGTTAACAAAAGACGTAAATGTCTCTAATACAACTTCTTTCGGGGATACTGCTTCTGTAGATGCTTTCGGTAGATTAAGAGTATCTTTACCTCGTACCTTAAAGGACTCAAAACAAACTTTTGATAATTTACCTTTTACCTATAACACTATAGCAAGCGGAACCGCCACTGTTCAATGGCTGTCTGCTGATTCTTGTTCTTTACTCACGACTGCAGCTAGCGGGGATTATGTTATAAGGCAATCGTATCAATCCTTTAATTACTCCCCGGGTAAATCTCAATTAATTTTTTCTACAGGGGTACTTTCTACTGAAACTAATATTATTAAACGTATTGGCCTGTATCAAAGTACAACTACTGCTCCGTATAGCGCTTTAGAAGGCTTTTACTTCGAAAATAATGCAGGCTTATTATCATTTAATATAGGTAACCCTTTAGGTACAGTACCCACCCAAGTAGCGACTCAATCTAACTGGAATATAGACAAATTAAATGGTACTGGCTCTTCAGGATTAACTTTAGATTTAACCAAAGTACAAATATTTGTACTAGTACCTACTTGAGAATGCCTAACCTGCCTCTTAGAGTAGAAATTAGACAAACCGGCCCTGGTTCCGGTAGTATGCGTCAAATATGTAGCACTGTAATGTCGGAAACCGGCTTTGATGGTATAGGTAATCTCGCCTCTATTGACTCCGGAGTAGCTACAGTACAATATGCTAAAAATATTAATGCTGCGTTTTTATCAATAAAAATTAAACCACAGTATAAAGGAGTAACCACTTCTATTGAAAACATAAATATATTAACCGATTCTAACGTTAATATACGTTATCAAATAGTTGCTAATCCGGTATATTCTTCTCCGCTTACTTATTCAGCCTTAACAAATACCCCTTATTTAACAGCCGGTGGGGATGGTAGTATTACTGCAACTGGTGGCAATTTACTCTATACTGGCTATGCTAATCAAAAGAGCGAGGGCACATTTTCTATACCAGGAGATTTACTACGTCTTGGATTTGGTATAGACGGTACTTCAGACATTTTAGGCCTGAACGTTTATATTTTAGGAGCTAATAATGCCGGTGTATTCGGAAGTATAAATCTTAAATACAATCAATAATTACCAATTTTTACAACTAAAATATTTTGCTGTACCAGGTTTAGCGGTTGAGCATTTATGGCGTGCTCTAAAAGATTTACGACGCTTTGGGTTAGACTTCTTAATACGTAAATTAGGATCCCCGTAATGCACTCTTTTTAGTTTACCACCTACACGTGTGCAGCGCATATATTTTTTATCCCTACGGGTAGACGCCTGTTGACCGGTTACCTTAGTGCAACGAGCGCCTTTTTTTTCCTGCACTTCTACAGGAAAAGTTTCAGTAAATTCTTTTAAAAGATTACTGACTTTGGAATCAAATTGCTTAAACATATATATATTATTTATTGTTTACAGTAAATATTATAGATGAGTAAAAAGAAACGTTTGCTTAAACAGAAACAACAAACTCACAATAACGAAAATGCCAAAGACAAAAGCCCAATAGTCCATCAGGCCCAAAAATTAGAAAGACCGGTTATAATAAGACAGAGACCGGATTTAACAAATAAACAAAAAGAATTCTTAAAATTAGCTTTAGATAATAATACTAAAATTATGTTTATATCTGGGCCTTCCGGGTCCAGTAAGAGTTTTTTAGCAACATTAGCAGTTCTCGAGCTAATGAATCTTAAAAAAGTTAGCGATTTAGTTTATATTCGCTCTATTGTAGAAAGCAGCGATAATAAAATGGGATACCTTCCAGGCAGTGCTGAAGAAAAACTTACTCCTTATCTTGAACCTTTAATGGAAAAACTAGATGAGCTTTTGTTTGCAGCTGATATTAATGTATTGTTAAAGGAAAAACGTATTGACGGTAAACCAACCGGGTTTCTTAGAGGCTTAAGCTGGAACGCAAAAGGTATTATAATGGATGAAGCTCAAAATAGTACGTTTAAAGAACTAACCACTCTTCTTACACGGGTCGGGCACTTCAGCAAACTCTTTGTTTGCGGAGACCCAATGCAGTCAGATATAAACGGCAAATCAGGATTTGAAAAAATGTGTAACGTTTTTAGCGACCAAGAAAGTAGAGAAAAAGGTATTCATGTGTTTTATTTAACAGAAGAAGATATTGTAAGAAGTGAAATAGTTAAATTCATTGTAAAAAAATTAGAGCTTTACAATAAAAAGGGATAAGCCTTTTAAAACCGGTAAACTCCCTGGCAAATAATTTACAACTTTTTTCTATAGAAAAAAGATCAAACTCGTTTACAATACGTAAATAATATTCCTATGATTTTTAACGAACAAATTTCGCGTAAGCCTAATCAATATCCCTGGACTGAAGACTTTATTGAGTCAATGCATAATGGTTTCTGGACAGATAAAGAATTTAGCTTTAAATCTGATGTACAACAATTTAAAGTAAATCTTACCGAGCAAGAGCGCGAAATTATTATTCGTACTCTATCTGCTATTGGTCAAATTGAAGTAGCGGTTAAGACGTTCTGGGCTAAACTTGGTGAGAATCTTCCTCATCCAGCTTTGCAAGATCTAGGATATGTTATGGCTAACACAGAAGTTATTCATAACAATGCTTATGAGAGACTTCTCACTGTGCTTGGATTGGAAGAAGTCTTTGAAGAGAATCTTAAATTGGAATGGATTCAAGGTCGAGTAAAATATCTTAAGAAATATACTCATCGTTATTATAAAGGTAAAGAAAAGCAGTATCTTTATGCTCTTATTCTCTTTACTTTATTTGTAGAGAATGTATCATTGATGAGTCAGTTCTACGTTATTAATTGGTTTGCTCGTAATAAAAACGTCCTTAAAGACACTGATCAGCAAGTAAAGTATACCCGTAATGAAGAAAACATTCATGCTCTTGTTGGTATGAAAATTATTAACACTATTAGGGAAGAATACCCTGAGCTCTTTGATAAGGAGCTTGAAGAAAGAGTACTGCATGAAGCTGTGGAAGCGTACGAAAGTGAAGCTAAAATTATTGATTGGATGGTCAACGGAGTACAAGAAGAAGGCTTATCTGCCGCTCATCTTAAGGAATTTATTAAGGATCGCATTAATGAATCTCTTAGAGGTATTAATTTTCCCCCGGCTTTCGAACCTAATAACGAATTACTTAAAGATACAGCCTGGTTTAACGAGGAATTACTCGGTAACAATATGACCGACTTTTTTCATTCTCGTCCTGTAGAATACTCGAAAAAATCACAAAGCTTTTCTGCTGACGATTTATTTTAATTAAACTGTAGGTAAGTACAATTTACGCATATGACTAATAAGGATATCTATTGGCTGAATACTGATTCGAGAAAGTTCCTCGCACGAGGTTATCTTTTAGAAAATGAGACAGCAGAACAACGTATAAGAGATATTGCTAAGTCTGCGCAAGACTATCTTAAGCTAAAAGGTTTTGCAGATAAATTTGAAAACTATATGCATAGAGGATTTTATTCTCTTGCATCCCCCATCTGGGCAAATTTTGGTCGTAAGCGTGGCTTACCTATATCCTGCTTTGGTTCATATGTTGATGATGATATGGATGCTATTCTGTATAAAATTTCAGAAGTAGGTACTATGTCTAAAGCTGGCGGGGGTACTTCTGGCTTTTTCGGTGCTATTCGTCATCGAGGTGCTAAGATTAGTTCAGGAGGAGAATCTACCGGGGTACATCATCAACTTACTGTATTTGAGTCGCTTACTGATTATATTTCTCAAGGTAATGTGCGTCGTGGCTCATTTGCAGCATATCTGCCTATTGATCATAAGGATATTGAAGAGTTTCTTAATATTCGTAAGGAAGGCGATACTATTCAAAACCTTTCTATTGGAGTCTGTATTTCAGATGAATGGTTTAAATCAATGGTTGAAGGGGATAAAGAAAAGCGTCGTGTTTGGGGTCTAGTTATTAAAAAGCGGTTTGAATCCGGCTACCCGTATATTTTCTTTACAGATAATGCTAATAAACAAGCCCCTAAAGTCTATAAAGATAAAGAGTTAAAGATACATCATAGTAATCTTTGCACCGAAATTATGCTTTCAAACGGCCCAGAAGAATCGTTTGTTTGTGATCTTTCTTCTCTCAATTTTGAGAAGTGGGATGAATGGAAAGAAACTGACGCGGTTGAAACGCTTGTATACTTTCTCGATTCGGTAATGACTGAATTTATTAATAAGACCGAAAAGATGAAGTTTATGACCCATCCAAGAAACTTTGCTATTAATCAAAGAGCTCTTGGTATTGGCTCTCTTGGGTGGCATACTTATTTACAGTCTAAAATGATTGCATTTGAGTCTATGGAAGCTAAGCTTCTTAACACTCAAATTTGGAAATTTATACGTACAAAGGCAGATAAAGCATCTGAAGATTTAGCTAAGGAATACGGGGAAGCTCCTTTGCTTAAGGGGTACGGTCGTCGTAACGTAACTACACTTGCTGTTGCACCTACCACATCGAGTTCATTTATTCTTGGACAAGCCTCTCCTTCAGTAGAACCTCTTAACTCTAATTATTTTGTTAAGGATCTCGCTAAAGGTAAATTTACCTACAAGAACCCTTATCTAGAAGCGCTACTTAAGAATAAAGATAAAAATACAGATAATACCTGGAAGTCTATACTCGTAAAAGGCGGCTCGGTACAGCACCTCGACTTTTTGACACAAGAAGAAAAAGATGTATTTAAAACGTTTGGAGAAATCAGTCAGAAGGAAATTGTTATTCAAGCAGCAGCGCGGCAAAAGTATATTGATCAAGGTCAATCATTAAATCTAATGATTCCCCCTAATACTAAGCCGAAAGACGTAAATGACTTGTTAATATTTGCTTGGGAGAGTGGTATTAAAAGTCTTTATTATCAGCGCTCAGCAAATCCCGCGCAAGAGCTTGCACGTTCTATATTATCTTGTGCTAGTTGTGAGGCATAAACAACATATATTACCAAAGGAGTTAAAAAGGAGAGAGTAATCTCTCCTTTTTTAGTGTAAGTATTTTAGTGAGAAGCATCGTAATAATACTTTTCCCTTTATTCTTTGTAGGTTGCAGTTTAGTGCCTGGGCTTAAAATGCCCGAAGCCTGGAAAAGTCTAGGTAGTGGAAGTAGTAGCGTAGGGGCTGTAGCATCTGCTAATAAAGATAAATCCGGAGTAAATCAGCTAAGCGAAGCAGAAAAAAAAGTAGAGGAAGCTCGTAAAAAAATGGAGCAAGAATATGAAGAATTTCGTAAAAGCTTGGCAGATGCTTATAAGAAAAGAGAAGAAATAGACAATGCTAATTTTAGAAAAATTAGCGAAACCAATTACGGTATAGTATATGCTACTGAAGCTAAAAAAGATACCGATATAGATATCGCTATTGCTCATTTTAGGGCTAAAGAAAATATGTATCGTTTAGATCCTTTACCAATAAGTTTACAGGACCAAATAAAACGAGAAGTTGATGTTGATCGCAAAAAGTCTTCTGCTGAATTACTTAAAAAATATGATAAATTATTTGAAGAATCTAAGGCTGCAGCAGAAGCATATAATAAAGCTACCGAGTTAATTAAACAAAAAGAAGAAGAAAAAGCCAAAATAAGAGCTGAAAGTAGAATTGCAATAGATAAACTCACAGCTGAAAAAAACGCAGAAATTGAACGACTTAAAAAAGAAGCAGATGACAAATTAGCTTTAGCAAAAGAAGCTCAAAAACAAGAGTATATAAGCTATATGATAAAAGCTTTAGTGGGGGTAGGTATATTATTTCTTATAGCTGCAGGCTTAATGAAGAGCATCAATATGGGTATTGTATCTATATCTTCCTTTGCTTTAGCATATACTATAGCTACTGCCCCGGCCTGGGTAATAGGAACAGTGGTGGGAATTACAATATTAAGTATGGTAGGAGTATCTATTTATACTAAGACAAAGGAGAAGAAGCAGTCGGAGTCGGAACCAGTTCCAGCACCTGTACCTGCTGTGGCTGCTCCTGCGCCTGTACGTCGATCAAACCGTCGTCGACGCTAGTAGTTTCTTTAGCCTTACTTTTAGCCTTACCGGTTAATTCTTTAATTATTTCTTCTCTTGTAGCTATTAATATATTTGTACTGTTTTGAGGTAAATTAAGATATCCATCGTTTTTAAGTTTTTGTATTTCTTTTTTACCTTCAAGTTCTAGTCTCTTAACCTCTCTTGCTATGTCTGCTTTTTTGTTTTGTATGTGTATTTTGTTAATAGTCTCTATAGCCCCTGCACCAGCCGCAATTAAACTCGCTAAACCAGTCATTTGTTCTGGGTCTCCTGTTGCTACAGTTACTTTTTGTAAGTCTTGAACACTCTTAATACTTAAAGCTGCTAATTGAGCTGAATGCTTAATTACAAACGCTTGTATTTCCTCATCTGTCTTTGGGGTATCTACTTGAATTTCGTTATTAGTCTGTTGGGTATTAACTCTAGTAACAACCGCTGTCGCTATAGTAGTATCCGGTGGCTTATTTAAGCCCGCGATAAAAGAATCTATCTGATTAATAACATTTTGATTATCTGACGGAGCATTATCTGGCAGAGGCGGATTCATTTAAAATACTTATGGCAAGGTTTGATTAATCAAATAGTTTCTCTATAATGAATTACCTATGAAAGATGTAATTGTAAACGTGCAAGGCTTTGGCACTTTTATCGTAAAAGCCGATAAGATCAATCAACTTATTGCCTGGTTGCAGGCTAATCAAGCGATCGGTGTTAATGAAAATACTAATACTTTCGGTGGAGATCAGCTTCTAAGAGGTTAATATAACATCATGTATCCAGTAGATATTAGATTTGTAATGACTCATGATGCAGCTGTACTCCCTGAGTATAATCACAATAATCCTTTTCAAGGAGATTCAGGGCTTGATGTAACATCGGTAGAAGATGTTATTATTCCTTATGGAGGGTCTGCAGTAGTGCCTGTTGGACTCAAACTAGCTTATATTACACCAGGTTATTGGTTTAGAGTTGAAGGTAGATCTGGTTTAGGGTTTAAACATAGCATTGCTCCACATTTTGGTATTATTGATAATTCATACCGTGGAGATATGGGTATTAAACTTTATAATTTCGGTAAAGCAGACTATACCGTA